CCTCGATCACGGGCCTGCCGAAGTTGACCGAATCCCCATCGACCAGCGCGGACCGCAGCATGGGGAAGATGCCGATCGTTCCCTCGCCCGAGGCGTCCAGGATTGTTTGGCCGGTGACGTTGTAGAGATAGCTTCGCCCGCTGCCGCCGCGGCGAACGGAAAGCCACTGTCCCTCCTTCACCGGGTACCGAGGCGTCCCACCTGTGATGGGTAGCGAAGTGCCTCCGGATACCGCGCCATCAACCAAGGTTGCTCCTGGTGTGCCGACGTTGAAGTCGACCTGTGGGCACCGCATCGCCACGCCTTCGCGCTTCGCCCGCATCAACCGAGAGATCCAGCGCCGTCCGTCCGCCTCGATCCGCATCGGAGGAATCGTGTATTCGATCATGAACCGGGTGCCGAGGCGGTTGAGCTGCTGCCCCACCCCTCCGAGATACGGCGTCAGCTCTGACCCATTGGTGATGAGATGAGGCGTGGCGACCTGATGAGGAAGATCCGCCAGGTCAATCATTTGCGCACCAGGTTGCGTTGAGCACGGCGAGCATCACGGTTCTTCTGGTAGCTGACCACGTTAACCGATGCGCTGCTGGCGAGAGCGTTCATCTGGTTCAGAAGATCCTGCGTCATCACCGCGCCGCGGAGGTCGAAATATTTTGTCCCCGCGTTGTCGTTGGTCGCGCCAGGCCGCCGGATATCGACCGTCTCACCGCGCGATGCCATGAACGAGACGAGGTTCTTGTCGACGCCATAGTTGCCCTTCACCCGGAGCGAGCCACCAGTCGCAAAGTGCGGCATATCCGCGGTTAGGCTGCCGATGCCGGAGAAGTCGGGCGAGACACCGAAGGATGTGTTCCCGAGGCCGATCGATGGACCGCCTAGGCCACCGCCACCGCCCAGAAGCTTAGCCGCGCCTCCTAGGAGTTTGCCGAAGAAACCTCCACCGCCGCCACCCCCACCGCCAAGCAGCGAGGCGAGCGGCTTGATCACGCTCTCCTGGATCGCGATCTTGATGATGCTGGCGATGATCTGGTTCGCGACGTTCTTGAAGACCTCGCCGAGGGACTTCGTGCCCATGATCGCTTGGGTGAGGCCGTCGTTCAGGCTGTCCAGCCCGTCAGCGGCGACCTTCTCAAACGCCTCGTTCAACTCCTCGCCGGTCTTGGGGATGCTGTCGATGTAGGCCTGCAGAGGGGATTGGTTGCGCTGGTCGACCGCCGCCATGCCATTGGTATGAATCTGGTTGAGAACGTCCAACCGCTGCTGAGCGATCTTCTTCTCGGTGTCGGTCGTGGTCTTCGATGCCAGAACCGCCTCTAGACGCGCCTTCTCCTCATCGTACTGGATCTCAAGGATTTTAAGCTCCAGATCGCGACGCTCCTTTGCGGTGCGGCTAAGCGATAGCTGGCTCTGGTAGAGGTCGTTAAGATCCTGGCGTCCGGCGGAGGCTATGTCGAGCTGATCCCGCGATACCTGCTCGTTCTCTTTGCGGTTGATGACGTCAGCCTTAAGGCCGTAGAGCCTTTCGGTCTCGGCTATCAGCTGCTGCTTGCGGGCGTCAGAAAGCTTGTCGTTGAGCTGGATGTCGCGGATGTCAGCCTGCCGCTCGATATCCAGCTGCTCGCGCTCATAGGTATTCTGCTCGATGAAATCGCTGGTAAGATCGCTCTTCGCGCTCAGGATCTGGCTATTAAGGCGGGCCTGCTGATCGTTGAACTGCTTGTCCGCAGCCAGTTGCTCCTTGCGCGCACGTTCCGCATCTGCGGCCGCCTTGCGGGCCGCCGCACCGTTATCATTCGCGACAGGAAGCGCGCCACTTCCAACAGCCGCCTGAGGGGCGGCGCCAGGCACGAAGCGCTTCAGTTTCATATCGTAATGGAACTGCTGGCCGGACTTAGCCGCATCCATGCTCATCAACTCGCCGCGCAGGTTGTTGATGTTGGCGGCCGCCTGGTCCTTAGAGGCCTGAGAGGAGAACCAGCCGTTTTGCGTATTTTCCTGTTGACGAATACCAACCTCTAGGCGCCAGCGCTTCCATGCTGTGACCGCGTCGGCAGCCTTCGTGATCAGCGCCTCAAGGGCTTCCACAATCGTGTAGATGGCCTGGGCATTCTCAGCGATCGCGCTGGCGAAGCGGGCATCAAGTACCTGCTTCAACTCGGACATCTTGTCCGCAGCAGCGTCCGCATCGTTGATCAGCTTGTCGCTGATAACGAGCCCGAGGTCGGTAGCCGCTTTCGTCAGATCGTTGATCGCCGACGACCCGCCAGCCAACAACGTATCCAGCTTTTGCCCGGTTCGGCCGAAAAGCTCCACCTCAAGCTGAGCCCGCGTCGCCGGGTCCTTCACCTTTGCCAGCGCGTCGGCGAGGCGAGGGATGACTTGGCCGGCGGTCAGCAGATTGCCGTTAGCATCCTTGACCGAGACGCCGAGCTGGCGGAACGGATCCACGGAGGCTTTCACGCCAGCGTTCGCCTTGCCGATCGTCACGCTCAGTTTCGAAAGGGCCGTGTCCATCTCGTCTTGGCTGATGCCAACCTGAGACGCCGCGTAGCGGTATACCTGCAAGTCCTTGGATGTGACGCCGAGCTGCTGGCTTACCTCGCCGAGGGATGAAGCGTAATCCAGTGCGCGCTTGCCGGCGGCGACTAGCTGAGCGCCACCAAGAAGGGCAGCGACCCCCGTCAGGGCGTTCCGGAGGTTGGACCCGATCGCCGCCCCCAGCTTCTCGTACTGAGCCTGGATGTCGTTTACGTTTTGCTTTGCAACCTTCCGGACGCGAGCACTGCCGGCTTCGAACTCAGACGAGTCGAGCCCGAGCGTAACGCGCAGGGCACCAATGAGCGCGCCGCCAGTTGCCATGCTGCGCCTCCTTATCGACAGGATTGGGGATTGGGATTAGAAAGCCCGCCGGGGAGAGCGGGATGGACAGGTTTTTCGCTGCGTTCTGGGAAACAGCAACGATTGTCGGTGGCCTTGCCGCAATCGCGGTTCTTTGTTTTGGCGCCTATGCCACGATCACAAACAGCGGCAGCGATGTGACCCTCGCAGCTACGGCCGCTCTAGCCACGGCCTTAGTGGCGGTGCCGTATTGCATCGCGGGCGTTTTGCATCGGGCCATCTGTCGCAAAAAGGATGAAGCATGAAGCGCTATTTCATTAGTACGCTGCTGGCGATCGCGACCCCAGCTATCGCCCAGAACATAGATCCGGTTGTGATCAACTATCAGGCACTCTCGCAGATGAAGGTGCCGGTGATCGAGGGCGATATCACCGATCATCCGTATCGGGTGGTCGGCGAAATCAAAACCAATGTCCGTAAGGCAACGCTTTTCAGCCATTCGGCATCCGACGAGAAGATGAAGCGCGAGCTATGGGAGCGGGCTAAGAAACTTGGCGCCGATGCCGTGGTGAACGCGAAACTCGGGGATGAACATATTTCCGGTATGAGCTGGGGTGCTTCAACCGCCCGCGGCACGGCAATCAAATTTGTCGAATCCGGTGGTTCTGGTCAATGACGAAGGGCCGTCCGCTTCCATAGCCTTACCGCGTGAGCCATCTGGTCCGGCGTCTGCGCCTGAGCAGTTTTCACTCGTCCAGTTAGCTTCTCGATCGGCGGGTAATGCTTGGGGCTGATTTGGCTCAGCGCTCCAATGTGCCACGCCAGCCACCCCCGGTTTAGTCTATCCCGCTCATGGGCCACCACGCGCCCTGCCATGATAGCTTGGTAGGTGCGTGGGGTCTGCCTCCAGAACGCATCCGGGTCCAGCCCCTCAGAACTCCAGTACTTCAGCCATTCAAGCCAATCGAAGCGGTTGTGCCCTTCGCCTTCCGGTTCGACGCCTTGGGAGGGTTTTCCTCGGCGGTTGCGAATGCCGCGGCCAGCGCCTTTCGAGCGACGCCATCAGGGCCGAACAGGGGTTTGACCCCAACCTCGGAGATAATCTCGCCAGCCTGGATCAGATGCACATCGGGATGACGAGCGCGCAGGCCGGCCCAGAGCAAGCCACGCAGCACCTTCAGCTTAGTGCCCTCTCCGAACTCGGCAATGATCGTCTGGGTGTCCATGCCAAGCGCGTCCTCGGCCTCGACGAACGCATTGATGTCGAACACGAGGCGATAGGTCTCGCCGTCACACTCGAACTCACCTTCTCCGCGGAACGGGTTCCCCATATTAAGCGCTCGCCGCCTGCGTCAGGGCGCCGGAGACCTTCAGGGTAGCGGAGAACGTCTGCTTGCCGTCCACCTCGAATCCGTCGGGGCCGTACTGCGTCATGATCGCGCCATCGAGCGAGGTGATGTCCTCGGTGCCCGCTGCCGCCTTCACGACGATCTTCCAATCGCGGTTGTCGCCGTCGTTGAGCGATTCGGTCATCAGGTCGTCACCCGTCGATCCGGCGATATAGTTGCCCTGAACCCCGATCTCGCCAGGGTCATAGGTAGCCTCGCCGATGAACGTCTTGCCCGGCGGCGTGGTGTCGTGCGCCGTGGTATCGATCGTTCCGCGCTGGGGCTTGGGGGGCGTGATCGTGTACAGGTCCGCCACCTTGACCAGCGTCGAACCGTCGTGGAGCCAGAGTTCGGCCCCGAAGCTAGTTTTTGCCATTCTGCCGACTCCCTAAATTTCTTCCCAAAAAACCAGCCAATCCGAAAGCCGCTGGTAGGCCTTTCCTCCGCCATCAAGATCGATGGACGCCCCGTCTGGGCCGCCTTGCTGGAAGCACATGTCGAACCGAATGGAGCCCACCGTCTTGGGGTCCTCCATCTCGGCCGTAACCAATCTCTGAAGCTGCACCGCCTGAAGCGCGGTCTTGCCGTATGCCTCGATCTGCACCCGCGCGCCGGTCAGCCCGTCTGCGCCTTGGTGCGTGTAATCTCGCCCAGGAACCACGAGCAGCAGGACAAGCGCTGGCAGGTCCTTACCCTGTGGTCGATCGCCCCACGTGACCTTCGTTCCAACGATCGCAGCAATCGCTGTGTTGGCGAGAAGCCTCGCGCGCAGGGCCTCTTCCACTACCGCCCCCTCGCTGCCTTCTTCGCCAGCCGCGTCGCAGCCTTCGTGATCTCGCCGCCTAGTTCCGTCTGGATTGCCTTGAGGACGAGATCATGTGTCGCGTCCCAAGCCGGCCTTGCGTGGGGCTGCGGCCTGACCGCACCGTAGGACTTGCCGCTCTTCCGATTTACGCGAGGCTTCGTGCCATATTCCAACGGCACACCGAGCGGGTCGTTAGTCCCGGCGTAGACCTCGGCGAAGGATTTCCCCTCACGCCTCGCGGTCTTTGCCTGGTTCTTGTTCAGCTTCGTGCCGGCGTGCCAGCTATCACGATACTCACCGGGCTTTCGCTCCGGCGTGTTTGCGGCGTTGGTGTCGATCGGGGCGACGTCCTTGACCACCTCGACGAATATCTCCAGCGCCTTCAATCCAGTACGGCGCAGGACGTTCGCAGCGGTCGTCTTGGGGAGTTCACCCAGAGCCTTGTCCAAATCGGAAAGGCCCTCGACAGGCTTCGTTACCATCAGAGTGCGACGCCGCTATAGGAGATGAAGGCGCTTCGCGTGCTTCTCCCGGTTATCCGATTCCCAGAGGGGACGTAGATTGCTGAGAGCCCAACAAGCCCGAAAGGCCGGGTCGTCCGGGGACTCAATACCGAAAGATGACAGTGGGATGATATGGTCAATGTGCCAACCCCCTCTGCCGTAATTAGCCCACGACATGCCACCCACGAACTGCCGTTCGAGGTGACATTTCAAATCCTCAAAACTGTATCCCAGAAGATCAACGGTGCGGCGCCGTGCCTTGGAACCAATCCGGATGGACTGATTGACACAAGCGCGAACCGCATTGTGCAACCGACCGATAGGAGTCGACAGCCTCTTTGCCGCCGATCGCGACGCCGTCGCATGCACGCTATCAGAATTCTTCTTCCGCCAGTCCGCTGCCGTTTGCCGATATTTCTCAGGGTTCTTCAGCCGCCACTGCCGAAGGCGTTCTCTGCCCTCTTCGCGGTGGGCGGCTGCATACCGGCGGCTTCGCTGAGCCTCATTCTCGCGGTGGGCGGCCCTATACCTAGCATTCTCCGTATTAGAGCATTCCTTGCATCGTTCGCGAACGCCGGTGCCACTTCTGCGCGAGACAGAGAACTCCGAAAGCGCCTTGACCTTCAGGCAGATAGTGCAACTGCGCGTCGCCGGCATTGGCTCGGACGACGAGCGCCACCTTTTCTTGACAACCAACGGATCGCCATGTCGCTTCCAACGACAATAATGCCGGGCGCACCATCCACGTGTTTCAGCCGGATTGCCGCAATGCTCAATTGAGCATATCCCATCATCAGCCATTCGATCCCTCGCATGATCGTTTCGGTTAGGGTCAGGGCGGTGTTTCCAGCACCTCTCTGACCCGTATCACTCTAAAGGCTGCTCGTTAGAGCGCAACTCCAGACTCTTGGAAATCGACGTTCAGAACCGTGGCGGAAGTCGCCATCCCGATGAAGACGGAATACTCTCCGGAGCCCACATCTGCCACTGGACATAGATTTCCAGGGCTGTCGCTGAGATAGTACGCAACCCCCGGAACCAGCGTGCCGCCGATCGTGATGGGGCCATGGCGCAGCGATCGGATCGGCTGGCCGATTGCAGCAGCGTGAAGCGCGATGCTCACCGGCGAGCGAGCCGCAGCCGTCGCCGAGTT